AAAGTTGATAAAAAGGAATTTTTAGTTTTATCATCATTTGTTGAAGAAAGAGATAATTTATTAACCATAAATCTTGCAAAGGCAAGTAAACCTAAAAAGGAGAAGAAGTCAGATGACAAACAAACTAAAGGGTGAAACCACACTTAACTTAGCTAATAAAGAATATAAAGCTAGATTAACAATTGATGCAATTATTCAAATTGAAGATGCATGTGATTGTGGAATTATAAAACTTGCTACAAAAATGGGTGAAGCTGATATAAGAATGTCAGAGGTAATCCATGTATTATTACCTGCCCTAAGAGGTGGTGGTAATGATTTTCAACGAAAAGATGTAGTAAAAATAGTACAAGATGCAGGAATAGTAAAAGCAACAGCCGCAGTTGCTAACTTAATTGCACAATCTCTAACTGATGATTCAGAGGAAGAAGCAGACGAGGGAAAGCAAGAACAGGGGGATTAACTAGTGATTCCCTACCCATCAAACGATACTTTTCTATTTGTGTTGGCATGATGGGTATGTCTACTAATGATTTTTGGCAATCTAGCCCAAAAGAAATCTATATGGCTATAGATGGATTTACCGAATTTAATGGTGGTTCAGAAGATAAAGATAAGCCTATGACCAGTGATCGTCTTAGCGAACTAATGGAGTTATATCCTGATGAGTAAACCTATAGATGAGTTAGTAGTTCAAATCAAAGCTGATACTAAGCAATTACAAAAAGATTTAAAACAAGTACAAGGTAAATTAAAAACTACTGGAGTTGCAGGTGGTGCGGCTTTTGGTGGTATGGCAGGTGCTATGTCAAAAGCTAAGGTTGGTGCTTTAGCTGTAACAGGTGCATTAGTGGCTGTAGGTGCAACTATTAGCAAAATAGCACAAGTTGGTATGGGGTTTGAAGACCTTAGAGATTCTATTAATACTGTATTTGGTGGAATAGATCAGGGTGAACAAGCAATGCAAAAAATATTTACTTTTGCACAAACAACACCTTTTCAAATTGAAGATGTTACTAAAGCCTTTATACAATTAAAAGCAGTAGGTGTTGAACCTAGCATGGATATGCTACAAACATTCGCAGATACAGCTTCAACCTCAGTAGATCAATTAGGTGCGTTTCAAGCGTTAGTAAGAATTACACAAAGAGCCGCTTCAGGTGGATTAGGCTTAGAAGAACTTAATCAATTAGACGAGAGAGGTATACCTGCTTTAAAAATTCTCACAACAGAATTAGGCATGACCAAAGAAGAGTTGACAAAATTTGGTAAAACCACAGAAGGTGCGGCAACAATGATAGACACATTAGTTGCGGCTTTGAATAAGCAGTTTGGTGGTGCAATGACTAATAAAATGGATAATCTTTCTACCAAAGCATCAAATATGGGTATTGCTTTTAAACAATTAGCAGATGCAGTTTTTACAGGTGGTTTAGGAGATAGGTTAAAAAAACTTACAGATAGATTAACAGCGTTTGCAAATGAGTCTGCAAGATCAGTAAGAGTAGCAACAGGTCAAGCAACACTTGGCGATATAGTTGAGGACAGAACTGGTAAAACAGACAAACTTTCTGATGTTGACCAGTTGAAATTATCAAGAAATATCATACGAGAATACACCAAAGATATAAATAAATTATTACAATTGAAAACACAGTCAGAAGATGGCACATTTCCACCAGTAGATTTCACTGTTGAAGATCAAATGGAATTAGAAATTTTACAACGTGAAGTAAAATTACTTGAACAAGTAAATAAAAAAATAAATGCAAGAATAGAAGCAGAAAGACAACTAAAATTAGAAAAAAAAGATGATGACAAAAAAACAGGTGAATTTACACCTGAACAAAAATTTATAGAATTTTTAACTCCTCTACAAAAATTAGCAAAAGATGCAGAAGACCCACTAAAAGAAATCAATGCACAATTAGCATTAATTGATGAAATATTACAATCTGAAGATAAAACTGAATTGTTAAAGTTTTATGGCTTAACAGAAGAACAGATTGGAGCAGTTGTTGATAGTCTTGGTTTATTAAAAGAAGAAATAGGTCAAGTTGAAGAATCAACAGATGCCCTAGATATTTTAAATAATGTTTTTAAAGAAGCAACTGGTGACATAGGTCAGTTAGATACAATTTATAAAGCTCTTAACGAATCTATGGCAGAAGGGGTGTTAACACAAGAACAAGCTACAGCAAAATTAAGAGAATTTTTAGAAACTACCGGTCCTTATGGAAAAGCTTTAGCACAAATAGGTTCTGAAATAGAAGGACTAGCATCAAGCCTTTCTAATGATCTTACAGATGCACTACTTAATGGTGAAAGTGCTTTAGAATCATTTAAGAGTTTTGCACAAAACGTAGTACAAGCAGTTATATCAGCATTTATGGAACTAATGGTTATACAACCTATAGTAGATGCAATATTAGGTTCATTTGGTATGTCAACACCTAAAGGTGGTGTAGGAACAGGCACAGGCACGGGTGGTGGTATGGGTATGGGCAAAGCAGGTGGTGGGACTATACAAGGTGGTACGCCTACTTTAGTTGGTGAAAGGGGAGCTGAAATATTTGTACCTAATACTGGTGGCACTATTATGAATAATATGAATACCAAAAATGCTATGGGTGGAGGTACACCAGTAAACATATATCAAACTATAAGCTTTGCAACAGGCATAGTACCTACTGTAAGAGCAGAGGTTACAAAGATGATGCCACAGATAGCAGATGTAACTAAAGCGGCAGTACAAGAATCAGCAATGCGTGGTGGTAACTTTAGAAGGAGTCTAGTCGGTGGGTAAATTAGTAACAATGCCAAATACTCCTAACTTTGTTAGAAGTAATTTTAAATTAGTAAGGACTATAGGAACTGTAGCTTCTCCATATACAGGAAAAATAAGAACACAAGAATATGACGGTGTATTTTGGGAAGCAGTTGTAAGCCTTCCACCTATGCGAAGAGATGTAGCTAAAAATTGGCAATCTTTTCTTTTAGAGTGTAACGGTATGGTCAATCAATTTAAATTTGCAGACCCTGATGCTTTAGTTAATCAAGGCACATATAATGCAGATGATCTTAAGGCTAAGAACAGAATTAACCAAACAGCAAATATAGAATTAGATTTTAAAGTGGATAACACAATAGAAGCACCTAGCAACACTACACCTTTTGCAAATGCTTTAGTTGGTGATTTTATTTCTGTAACAGGTTCAAGGTTTCCTGAAAACAATGGAACACATAAAATAATTGCAAAAGCTAATTCATACACACTCACAGTACAGCCTGAAAACACAATTACATTAACAGAAGACCTAAATAGAACAGCTTGTACTATTAAATCCAATCAAAAGGGTTCTACAGGTCTAAATTTATCTGCAAGTAGTAATAGTGCTACAGGTACTATAAAAAAAGGTGATTACTTACAAATTTCAGCTAGTTCTACTACAGGGCAAAATCCTGTGCAGTATGTAATGGTTACAGAGGATGCGACACTAAATGTTATAAGTGGTGAAGATACTTATGGTGTAAAAATACAACCTAAATTAAGAACTGCTATTACAGAAAATCATCTAGTAAGGTTTGCATCACCCAAAGGCATGTTTAGATTAACAACTAAAGATGTTGACTGGGATGCAGACAATATATCTAATTATGGAATGTCTTTTTCATGTATTGAGGTAGTTTAAATGTCAAATAGAGGTGGTATAGATAGTGATATCGTCAAATATCTACAAGCTGATCACCAAGTTCTATTTTTAGCAGTTAAAGCTGAATTTGATACAGATACTTTATATGTTTGGAGTGGTGATTATAATATTTCTATTGATGGTAATACCTATACTGGTGCAGGTACTCTTTTAAGCATATCAAATATAGAAGATACCCTAGAATTAAAATCCAGTGGTTTATCTGTTTCACTAGCAGGTATGGATGCTACAGTATTAGATCTAGCACTTACCGAAAACTATCAAAATAGATTTATAACTGTATATCTTGGCTACCTTTCAGGTGGTACAGACACCGTTGCAGGGACTATGACTTTATTTAAAGGGCGTATGCAGTCTATGACAATTAATGATGACCCTAATGGCTCTACAATTAGCGTGGATGCAGAAAATAGGCTTATAGACTTACAAAGACCATCTAACCTTAGATATACCAAAGAATCACAACAATATATAAGTGATGGCGATACTTGTTTTGATAGAGTGCAGTCTTTACAGGATAAAGAAATTATATGGGGAAGATCATCATCTAATTCAGGTGGAATGGGTGGTAATAGTGGTAGTGGTAGTGATAAACCACCAACAAAAATAAGATAATGATAGTAAAAAAAACAGATTGGCAAATACTATTTAATGAATTTATTGAAACCAATATGTTTAAAGGTTTCAAATGGGGAACATGGGACTGCTGTAAATTTTCTAATGCTTGTATAAAAGCTATGACAGGTGAAGATTTAATACCAAAAGAGCTTTCATGGAAAAATGAAAAAGAAGCTATGAAATCTATTAAAGAATATGGTGGAACACTATCTAAAAGTATAGCCAAAGCATGTAAGATAAAAGGAGTACAAGAGGTTGATAAATCATTCATGCAAAAAGGCGATCTAGTGGTATATAAAGAAGAATCAGAGTTAGTAGGTATTACAGATGGTTGTAAAGTTATAACACCTACTGATAATAGATTGTCTTGTAAGCAGAATGTAAAAATAGTTTCTGTATGGAGAATATCTAATGTCTAAGGCAGTAAAAGCGGCAGTAACAGCTTTTATAATTACATTTGCTGTTGTAACAGGTACAGCATTTTTATTAGGTGGTTCGGCTTTGGGTATATTTGGAGTAAGTGCCACTGCAATGGCTACATTATCTGCAGTATCTACTCTTGTAGGTGGTCTTTTATCAAAGGGTGTTGATGCTGTTGGTGAAAACTTTGGTTCTAAAGTATCTACAAGAACAGCTACAGCACCTAGACAAATAATATATGGTAAAGCTAGAGTTGGTGGAACAATAACCCATATAGAGACATCAGGAACAGATAAATACAAACTATCAATGATTGTTGTATTAGCAGGTCATGAAGTAGAGAGTTTAGAAGAATTTTTAATAAATGATGAAGTTTTAACAACTACATCTAATGGTGGCTTTGAATATGCTACAAATAACAGATTCACTAATAGTGACAACGATAATAAATTCAGTGTACAAAATTCTTTGCTTAGATATGTATTTTTAGATGGCTCACAAACAACAGCGAACAATAATGTTATTTCTAATACATCTTTAGGTAATACAGATAAATTTATAGGTGTATCTTATGTATTTGTTGAAATGGTCTTTGATTCAGAAGCCTTTGGTGGTGGTATACCACCTATGTCCTTTGTAGTTAAAGGTAAAAAGGTTTTTGACCCAAGAACTAATGAAACAGCATTTATAGATAGCACTGGAAAAGAAATAGGCTCAAACCCTGCACTTTGCGTAAGAGATTATATAACTAATACAACTTACGGTCTTAAAGCTACATCTAGTGAAGTTAATGACACTTTAGCTCTCGGTAGTTTTAAAGTTGCCGCCAATACTTGTGAAGGCGATCAACCTATTACAACAGCTACTGTAAGTGGTGCTGTAACTACCTCTAGAATAGTTAATCTTGCTATAGCAGATACAGTAACCCTTATTGATGTTGGTCAAAAAGTAACAGGTGCAGGTATATCAAATGATGTATATGTATTAAAAAGAACTAACTTACAACTCACCCTTACTGCAAATGTAAGTTTATCTAATAATACAACGCTAACCTTTACAGAAAAGGCATATACAGCTAATGGTATTACTAATATGTCAGCAGACGGTGGTGGTGTTATAGAAGGCTTATTAAGTTCTTGTGCAGGTAAATTATCCTATATAGACGGTAAGTTTGTAATGTTCGCAGGTGCAAATGTATATCCTAATATGACTATTACAGATGATAATCTTTTAGCACCTATAACCGTACAAACAGCTCAATCAAGTGGAGAGACGTTTAACAGCGTAAAAGCTGTATATGTTGATGCTAATAATAACTATGTAGCTACAGATTCGCCTTTATATGAAGATAGCACTCTTTTAGCAAACGACACCCCTAGTGGTGAATCATCAGCTAACTATAAAAAGTCATTAGAAATACAATTACCTTTTACAGATACCACTACAATGGCACAAAGGCTACAAAGAACAGCCTTACTGCATACACGGAAAAAAACTAGTTTATCTGTAAGTTGCAATATAGCTTTCATGCAATTACAACCCTTTGACTGGGTTTACCTAACAAATGAAAGATTAGG